AGACAAGTCAGTTAACTGGGCTCGCGGATACTGCCGCCAAGGCTGCCGTTGGTTTTGCCGCGTTCAAGGGCGGTCAGCTTGTTGCTAACTTTGCGCGTGATTCGATTGATGCTGGTCGTGATCTTCAGACGAACCTGAATGGTTTGCAGTCTGTGTTTGGTGCGCTTACACCTCAGATGGTGGAGTTCACTAAGACGACTAATGGTATTGGTTTGTCGATGGCTGAGGCGGCCAAGGCTTCTACGTTTATTGGTTCGGTGCTGAAGCAGTCCGGTTTCTCTATGGACGAGGTTTCTGAGCAAACTAAACGTCTTGTTGGTTTGGCCGCTGACCTTTCGCTGACGTTCGGTTACGACGTGCAAGAGTCGTTGCTTGCAATGACCGCGTTGTTCCGTGGTGAGTATGACCCGATTGAAAAGTTCGGTGTCGCCATGAAGCAGTCCGAAATTGATTCGGAAAAAGCTGCTAGAGGTCTTGATGGTTTAAAGGGCGCCGGTGAGCGTCTTGTTGATCAGCAGATTCGGTTGGAGTTGCTGTATCAGCGTGCTGGCGACTCTATGGGCGCTTATGAGCGTCAGGCGGGTAATCTTCGGGTAACGCAGGATACGTTGCGGGCTTCGTTTGCGACAATGCAGCAGATTCTTGGTGCGGCAATGTTGCCGGCGGTTGCTGACCTTACCGCTTCTTTGATTCCGCTTGTTGAGACTATTGGCCCAATCCTCGGTGCGGCTATGCAACAGATTGTGCCTTTGCTTGTGGCATTTTCTCAAAACACTGAGGGCATTAGCCGTACACTTGTAGATTTTATTAAGTCCGTTGCGGTTCTTACGGTATTTATGGCGAACCTTGCCAAGGTAATCGTTGACAACATTGATTTCATCCGGGGTCTTGTTGTTGTTCTTGGTGTTTTGGCTACCGGTTTGTATGCTTTGCGTATTGGTGTTGCCGTGTTTGCCGCGTTGTCGGCGGCGGCTAAAGCGTTTGGTGTTACGGTTGGCGCTGCTACTTGGGCCGTTCAGGGTTTAAAAAGGGCAATTTTCCTTATCCCCGTTGTCGGTTGGGCTTTGGGTCTTATTGCCGTCGGTTCCGAGCTTGCCAACATAACAAAGCAGGCCGAAGGCGTTGGGGATAGCGTCGATGACATGCTTGACGTTGATGCGCTCATGGCAAGCATTGACGCTTCAAAGGCACTTAATGATGGGCTTGCTGGTGCGGCTGGGGCGTTTGATGAAGTTGCGGAGGCGGGTGGCGGCGCGACCGATGCGGTAGTCGAGTTCTATAGCAACTTGTCTAAAGAGATTGCCAAACAGCAGGCTAAGCTTCGTCTGCAACAAATGGGCGCTTCTGAGGGTTTAATTTCCGCAATTCTTGGCTCTGGTGCCGACTGGCAACGCGTATTCAATGATGTGGTATCGCGCGGTGTCGCCGGTGTTGCCGATGTTCAACGTATGTTCCGTGGCACTGCTGCCGGCTTTGATGAGGCTATGGCTCAGTGGGAGGAAGAGTACGGGGAGCCTTTCCGTAAGTTTAAAGAAGATGCTCTTGCTGCCCGTGATGCTCTGGTTGAGTTCACTAAAGGGATTCAGATTCTGCCTTCGGTTGCCGAAACTCTTGGCGAGTTCGAACGTAATGCGGTTGACAGCCTTGCTTCTATTGAGGAAAAGCTTGAGGATGCTTTTGATAACGAATACTTGTTCCGTGATTCTTACGAAAATCTTCTTCAGTATGCACGCAATGAGTTTGAGGTTTTACGTCAGATTGAGCGTCAACGTGATGAGATTATTTCGCGTCGCAATGCCGCCGAGGCGCTTATCAATTCGGTTGAAAGTTCTATTAGGGGCAGCGGTCGCCTTGTAAGCCTGTTTGGTGAGGTTGAAAAGCAGGTGGCTGGCGTTGATGTTGTGGCTTTTGCCACACGCACCGTGTCGGCCAGCAGGCAGCTCAAAGAGTTCCGCACCGCCCTGATCACCAACTTTGTTGAGCCGATTGAGAAGGCCGCTTCTAAGGCTGACAAACTTGTTTCTAGTTACCGTGCCGTTGTGGAGCGTACACGCGAGTTTGTTGAAAACCTCAAGACCTTGCGGTCGCTTGGACTTGACCCCATGCTGTTCAACCAGCTTGTTGAGGCCGGTGTTGAGGCTGGTGGCGCTACCGCACAGGCTTTGGTTGAGGGTGGCTCCGAGACTATTAACGAGCTGAATGGTTTGTTTAAGGAGCTTGATACTCTTGGTGCTGAGCTTGGCGAGAACACTGCGCAGGTTATGTTCGGTCAGGGCCAGAACTTTGTCAACGGCATTGTTGCGGGCCTTGAGGATCAAGCCGCTGAGCTTGAAATTTCAGCACAATCTATTGCCGAGGCGTTTACGACCACGTTTGAGCAGGTTCTCATTGACGGTATTAACGCGGCGATTGATGCGGCTGAGGCTGCCATGGCTCGTATGCCCCGCCTTGAAGACTTTATGGGAAACATGAACTTCGGTGGCGGTGGCGGCGGCGGCGGTGGTGGTGGTGGTGGTGGTGGTTTGCCTGGCGGTTTGACGGCAGGACAAATCAGCACAATAGCTCAGGGCAACCAAGGTTTGCAATTTGCGTTGCCCGCACCGGCCATATTTAACCGCCCGCTTGGTGCTGGGTCTGCCTTGAACAGCATTGCTGGTTCCGGTGTTGCACAACCCACGGGGGGCTTTGATTTTTTTGCTACCGGGCGAAACAATGCTGCTAGTAATCAAACTACCTACAACATCACAACTTCTGCTATTACGCCTCGTACGTTGCAGAACAGTTTGACAACTACGGCTAACCGTTCCGGTGCCATCACCACCACCCGGCCGGGCTCAGTAAACCGGAGCGTTTAACAAATGCCAGTACCAACGCTTAAAGTAGAAATCGGGTTTGACCTAACCGAAAACCCGGTAGGCCCGTTTTTTAAACTTGACGACCCAATTCAAGGTCGCCTAGATAACGACATTTACCGTCTTGCTGGAACCCTTTTTTATAATGTGACAGATCAGGTTATTTCTGTTGATATTCAACGCGGTAAGTCAGCTATTCTAAGCGAGTTTCCGCCAGGCGAGTGTAGTGTCACGTTCACAAACCATAACCGGTTCTTTGACCCGCTGTTTGAGGCGTCACCCTATTACCCGGAGATTGTGCCAAGGCGTGAAATCCGTGTAACCTCTGGGGGCGAACTGGTGTTCTCGGGTTGGATTGAGGACTGGGACTTGGATTACCAGCCTAACGGTGATTCGGTTGCCGTGGCTAAAGCGGTTGATGCTTTAAGCATTATGGCTAACCAAACTCTTGACGCTTTTACTCCTTCTGTTGAGAAGGCTGGCCCTCGTATTGAATCGGTGTTGGATAGGCCCGAAATTGACTGGCCTTCTACTTTGCGCGACCTTGATCCTGGCACTGTCGATTTAGCCGGCAACCCGGTATCGCAAGACGCTGATGTTTTACAGTATTTGCAGAACATTGCCGGTTCTGACCCTGGTTACGTGTTTGTAACCCGTGAAGGCAGGTTTGCTTTCCGTGACCGTCGCAAAGCGCCAACGTCTGCTGATCTTGTGTCGTTTGGTGAGGGTGGCATACCTGTTGCGAGCATTGCGGTTACTTACGGTTCGGAGTTGTTGTTTAACCGTGTAACGGTGTCTCGTCAGTCTGGTGGCACGGCTATTGCTTCAGATATTGATTCGCAGGATAGTTACGGTATTCGTGATCTTGTGGTTTCTGAAACTCAGTTGGCTTACGATGATGACCTTGTTGATTTTGCGGTCGGGTATGCGTCACTGTTTTCTCGGCCTGAATACAGGTTTGACAATGTTAGCGTTTCCGTGGAAAAACAGTCACCGGCCAATCAGGCTTTAATTCTTAATTTGGAAATCGGTGACATTTGCGAGATGCGGTTCACACCTAACAACATACCGCCACAGATTGTGCGTTACGTCGAGGTGCGAGAAATCAATCACAACATTCAAACGTCGTTTCATACGGTTGAGCTTGGGTTTGAAGAAACAAGATACGCGCCTCTCATACTTGATGATGCAGTGTTCGGTAAACTAGATGTAGGCACTCTAAGCTGGTAAGGATTACTTATGCCCTATAAAACTTGGTCGGTTAACGAAATTTTGACTGCCGCTGACATGAATGTTTATGTTGGCGATCAGGTCATTGCGACTTTTGCTGGTACTGCTGCGCGGTCTTCTGCGATTGGTACTCCGGTTGAGGGGCAGTTCGCTTTCATGCGGGATACGGATACGTTGACGTACTATACTGGTAGTAACTGGGTAGATTTCTCCGCTGGTGGCGGCGGTGGCGGTTTTGAACAAACATTTCTATTAATGGGAGCATGACGAAAAAATGGCTAGTTCTTACAAAGTTTTAGGTCAGGTTGACCTTCAAGCTCAAACCTTGACAACGCTTTATACCGTTCCGTCCTCTACCGAAGCTGTCATCTCAACGGTGATTGTGGCTAACAGGGCGGCTACTGCCACGACTTTTCGTTTGGCCGTAAGGCCTAATGGTGCTTCTATTTCGGATCAGCACTATATTGCTTACGATGTGCCGATTGCAGCTAACGATTCGACCACTCTGACCCTCGGGCTCACCCTGGATGCCGCCGATGTTCTTTCGGTGAATGCGGCTGGTACGGCTTCCCGGTTGTCGTTCAACGCTTTCGGTGCTGAAGTAGCCGTTTAGGAGGGGTAACTCATGGCTGTTACTTCTTTAGCAAATAGTTCTATAACTTCCGGTGTGAAGTATCGGGACATGAGCGCTTCGACTGGTGCGCCACCGTTCTCTAGCGAATATTTGATAGTCGGTGGCGGTGGTGGTGGCGGTCACACTAATACTACTAACTCGGGTCAGCGTGCCGGTGGCGGTGGTGGCGCTGGCGCATATCTTTGCGGTGTTGTCGGTGAGGATATGCCTAACTCAACGCCTAGTTCCGCCGGAACAATAACGACAACCCGGATTCCATACCCCTTATCGGGAACCTATAGTGTCATCATCGGCGCTGGTGGTGCTGGTGCGACAACTAACGTGGCTGGCACAAATGGGAGCCCAACAACTTTTATTGACATTACCGCTATCGGTGGTGGCGGTGGTGGTAACCTACAAACCAACGGTGTGCTTGGCGCTTCTGGTGGCGGTGCCGGGGTTTCAACGACATCTGGTCGTGACGGTGGTCTTGGAACTACTTTGATAGGCAAAACTGGTGGGAATAGTGGCACTGACGATTGTGCCGGCGGTGGGGGCGGGGCAGGCGCTCTGGGAGAAAATGGTACAGTCGCTAACGTAAGCGGTGCCGGCGGTGCCGGTATTGCTTCATCTATTACGGGCAGTTCTGTCACTAGGGCTGGCGGTGGCGGTGGCGGTAGTAGTGCTACGGGTGGCGCTGGCGGTGCCGGTGGTGGCGGAGCCGGTGCTACAGGCGCAACTGCCGCGGTTGCTGGTTCGGCTAATACCGGTGGCGGTGGTGGCGGTGGTGGCAATAACACGCTTCCAGGTGCTAACGGTGGCTCAGGTGTGATTATTGTCTCTACCCCGGCTCAGGCTATCGTCCGATTCTCCGGCGGTGTTACCGAAGCCAACGGCGGGGCAGGTGTAGCAGTCGGCACGAAGCGTGTCTATACTATTACGGCCACTTCGACTACTTCAGAAACGGTGACTATCTCATGAGCCACTTCGCCAAACTAGATGAAAACAATGTTGTCGTTTTCGTTACTGTCGGCAGGCAGGAAGATGACGGCCTTGAGGAAGAACTGATTGCGCGCACAGGTGATGTGTACCGGCAGACTTCTTACAACACTTTCGGCGGTGTTCACTACACCAATGATGACGAAGGCAACCGCGTACCTAGCGATAATCAATCTAAGGCGCTCCGAAAGAACTACGCCGGTATCGGCTACACCTATGATGAGGAACGCGATGCGTTTATCCCACCGAAACTCTTTGAGTCATGGGTTCTGAATGAGGATTCTTGTCTGTGGGAGTCACCGGTTCCTTACCCTTCTGACGGTGGGCGTTATGTGTGGGATGAGGAATCCGGCGCTTGGGTAGAGGTCGAAGATGAGGTGGCTGATGTCTAAATGCTGCGCATGTAACGACAACCCCGTGATGTGTGATGATTCTTCTTGCCCCCCGATCGGGGAGTAACCGATGAAGCTTTACCAGCCCTGGCCGGAGGGTTATTCGGTGAATCCGAACGGCAAGTATGGGATGCGTCGTCACCCGATTACGGGTAGGCAGACTAAGCATCGTGGTTTGGATGTTGCGGGTGTTTTCCCGGTGTCTTCTGCCGCGCCTGGCGTTGTCGCTCACATTGGTTGGAGCCCGAAGGGTGGCGGGCACACGGTTGTTATTGATCATGGGGAAGTTCACACGGCTTACTATCACGGTGGTTCAGCTACGAAGCTGAAGGTTGGCGAGAGGGTCGAAACCGGCACGTTCATATATTCGTCGGGAAACACGGGCTCTAGCACAGGCAACCACCTCCATTTTGAGGTTCGTAAACGTCGCAACTGGGGCACCGATGTTGACCCAACACCGTACCTGAACGGTAATGCTTCGGTTCCAACATTGAAGGTTTCCGGTTGGGGTGACAAGGCCACTTGGAAGCAGTGGCAAACGTGGTTGCAGGAGCAAAAGTTTTACACCGGCCGAGTAGATGGTGTGGCCGGCTCTATGACCTATAAGGCCATCCAAACGTGGGTCGGGACACCACGTACCGGGGTACTCGATTTAGCGACCCGTAAGGCCGTACAAGCCCGCATAGAGGTACCTGCGGACGGTGTGTGGGGTCGCAACACCTGGTCAACCATTCAACGCAAACTGAATGAAGGATCGCTATGAACGACGAACATATTGAAACCGCGAGCGTAAAGGTGTCAATGCGGGACATTTATTTAGAAGTGCAACGTCAAGGCCGTTTGTTGGAGAAGATTGCAAACGCATTACCTGACTCCGAGGCGAAGATTGACGACCATGAAGTGCGTATTCGCAAGCTTGAGCAGCGCATGTGGCAGGCAATCGGCGTCTTCGGTTTCTTGGCCGCAATTATCAGCCCGCTAGTCGCAATCCTCACATGACCAAGCCATCCTGGCGCATACGCCGTAAAGTAATCTGGTCGTCCATTGTGGGCGGATTTGCGATGATCGGCCTTGGGGCTATAGGTTTGTTCCAAGATAAAGTTACTGGTGAACTTGTTGTCGGGGGCGTCGCCCTTGTAAGTCTTGTCGCAAGCGCCTACCTAGGCTTTGCCACTTACGACGACAAGGTTCATCACAAAGTAGATATGGAGAATCAAGATGGCTAAATGGAAAGCTTATTGGACTTATGCGGGAGAGCGCGCAATCAAGACCATTGCACAGACAGCTTTGGCTACGATTAGCGCTGTAGCGGTTGGTATTCTGGATGTGGACTGGGTTAATGTCGGCTCTGTTTCGGCGCTTGCCGGAATTATGTCGTTGTTGACTTCGGTTCTTCAGTATGACCGTAAGCCGATTGAGGAGTAATCATGGAAGACGTAGAGTTTGTTGGCGGGGTTGCCTGCCCTATCGACCCGGCCGAAGCAATGTTGTGCGAAAGCTGCCAATAGTGTTATAGTTGGAACGTTCATTTGTTTCCTTTCTGGAAAGCCCCCCGGCGCGGTATACACGTTTCGGGGGGTTTTCTTATTCAATCCATTGGCGTATTGTTCGCCTGGTCACGTTAGACATTTTGGCAAGTTTGCTGACAGTCATCCCGGCAGCATGTTCTTCACGTACTTTGTCTCGTAAAACTTCTGTCACCATTTGAAGGCGTGACAGTTCTAGGTCGCGCATGTCAGCGATCAGCGCAAGCGAGTGTAAGGATAGGTGCGCTTTAGTCATTTCCTGCATAACGTTATATTACAGGTTTAAGGTGTCAATCCTTGTGTTTGTCATACGTGTGTGATTTACTGTCGCCATGCAGAAAAGAGCAACTTTTAGACACCCGAGAGGTGTTTGGATTAGTAAGGGCGGCTTTTTGGTCCTTGTTGGCGCTTTAGTGTTTTTTGCTACTAGCGCTACTGCTTTGGTTATTGTGATCGCTTATTTAGTAAGGGGATAGAAATGTACGAAGTTGAACGTGTAAACGATGAGCTTATTATTCGGTCTGACATTATGTGGGATGTGTCGCCTGATTTTCACGAACTGGTTATGACTGTGCGGCAGGCAAGGAAACTTGCTGAGGTTTTGTTAGACGAAACCTTGGTTGTTCGTATGTTTGCTGATGAGGAGAAAGAGGACGCTTAGCGTTCTGTGGGGAGTGTGCCGCCCCAAATGCCGAATTCTTGCTTACTTGCTACCGCGTACATCAAGCATTTGACTTGGATGGGGCATTGTGAGCAAAGGTTTTTGGCCATCTGCGTTGCTTGTTTGCGCAGGTTCCCTACTGGGAGGTCGTCTGGGAAGAAGATTTCTGGGATGTCTCGGCAGGGTATATCGTCGGCCGCTTCGATCTCTGCGTAGAGTTCGGTGTAGTCGTATTCTATTTGTCGCCGGTTTGCCATAAGGTGAGTCTATGAGAAACATTGAGAAGTTCAAAACTCTTGACCAAGAAACTTTCAACAGTGCGTTGAATCTTGGTGTGTTTGAGTCTGGGTCGCCTGAGTGGCATGACCTTCGTTCTCGGGGTATTGGTGGTTCTGAGATTGGGACGATCATGGGCTTGAACCCGTGGGAGTCTGCGTTTGCTTTGTGGGCTAAACGTACCGGGCAGATTCCCGACCCGCCTTTGACGGGTTGGAGTATCCGGTTTGGTAAAGCGTTTGAGCAGCCCGTGTTGGAGTTGTGGGCTGAGGAACACCCCGAGTATGAGGTGTTCTTGACGGGCACCTGGCAGCACCCTAAGTACGATTACATTCTTGCGAACCCTGACGCGTTAGCTAAGCACCGTGAAACGGGTGAGTGGATTGTGGTTGAGGTAAAGACTTCTCGTGGGACGTGGGGGGAAGACCCACCAAACTATGTTGCTCAGGTGTTGCACTACATGACGGTGTTGCACCTGAAGAAGTCTGTGATTGTCGCTGTCGCCGGTTGGAACTTTGAGGAGCGTTGGGTTGACTTTGACGAGTTCCAGGCTGACGCGCAACTTGCTGCCGCGACAAGGTTCTGGAACCATTTGCAGAACGTGGAGAAGCCTGAATGGGATGGGAGCAAGGCCACGTATGAGGCTGTGCGTTACATGAACCCTGACATTGAGGATGATGAAGTAGATTTGGATAAATTCGGTCAGATTCTTTTAGACGCAAATAACAATTTTGGGCTGTCTGAAGCTTTGCTGAACGAAGCTAAGAGTACGGTGCTTGACCTGATGGGTAAGGCAAAGTACGGGTACATAATGCGCGATGGCAAGAAAGTTGTTATTGCGCACAGGCAATCGAGGGGCCAAGGGAAGCCTTGGCTTGTAGTGAAAGGAAATAACTGATGGCGTACAACCCGAACGATTATGAGATGGTGGAAGTCAGGATTCGTAAGTTCCTTGACGAGCATGTTGATGGCCGGCTTATTACTGAGCTTGTGCCTGATGATGAGAACTGGATTTTTAAGACGAGCGTGTTCTTGACTACAGCGGATCAGGATGGCGGTTGGGCTAAAGCGACCGGTTACGCCACGGAGAAGAAGGCTTCGTCACAGTTCAGTGCGGAGGTTGCGGAGACCAGCAGCATCGGTCGCGCCCTTGCAAACATGGGCCTACATGGTAACAAGCGTGCTTCTCGTGAGGAAATGCGTAAAGTGCTCAACCCGTCTAGGGATTTTATCACCGAGGCCAAAGAGGCTAAGTCGTCAGATGAACTAAGGTTGTTATGGACGGAAGCGAAGGCTGCCGGTTCTAGCGCAAATGTTTTAGATGAGGTGAAAAAGTATGCCGAGGGACTTAGCGATTCTGCGAGCGAGCGTGATGGAAGTTCTGCAAGCGTATCTGGAAGCCGTAAAAAGGGGTGACAGTGATCAGATTACGTTTTGGCGATCTGTTTTGTTGGAGAGGATGGCGACCGTAAATGATGCCGTCAAACATCATCAGCGAGCTTCAGGAACTAATACAGATAAACCGTAAGGGTGTTGATGCTCTTTTTGAGGCTGAGCAGGAGCTTGCCGAGAAGGAGAACGCGCTGGATAAGGTTGAGTCGCAAGCGTTTTTGGATGCTCAGGGGACGGTCGCGGATAGGCAGGCGTTAGCCCGGTTGGAAGCTGCTGACGCACGGTTTGAGCGTGACTTGTCTAAGGCTAAAGTGAACCGGATCAGGACTAAGTTGCGGGTTATTGAGTCTGCGATTATGGCGAACGCCACGATGTCGAAGATTATGCAAGCGGAAATGAAGCTGTAGGCTACCGTTTTACCACTCTATACACTACCAAAATAACACTCCGACCGGTTGTAAGGTTCGAGCCCGCCTAGATGTAAACTGGGCGAATGGAAAAGCCTTGGGGCAGCATGATCGAGTGGTTTACTGGTGAACACTTCACCGTGGGTCAGTTCATCGTCCTAGAGGGCCGTAGAACGTCCATGCACTTGCATGAGAACCAGACACACTTCTGGTTTGTTGAGGCCGGCAACGGCGAACTGATGATCGATGAGACCATGTTCCTGGTTGGTCCCGGTGATTCGATTCACATTGACCGTGAGCAAGTTCACAGGTTGTCGGCAAGTATCGGCAACATGCAAATCTTTTATGTTACTTCGGGTCTTATTGACGAAGATGATGTGGTTCGGTTTGAGGATGACTACGGCAGGGCTGATAAGGCGTTCGGCTGATGGCTACCCCTAAGAAGATTGTTGCGCAGGCTTTAGCGCGCGATACTCACTGCTTTCACTGTGGGCAAACGGATGATTTGCAGCCTCACCATCGTAAAGGTCGCGGGATGGGCGGCTCAAAGGTTCTTGACCGTGTTGACAACATAATGATGGTTTGTGGCCTGTATAACGGTGGCATGGAGTGCGATCCTAAGATGGCACAGTTGGCGCGCGCTTGGGGTCACAAGTTGGCTCAGTGGGAAGATTTTGACAAAGCCGTGTTTGATGGTGTTGAGTTTCGGTGGTATGTTCTTACCGCGTCGGGAGAGAAGGTGGATTTAGAGTTTCTCGACGAACCATATTAGGAAGGGAAACAAATGTGGGTAGTTCAGGATGAAAGGTTCGATTACTCGTACCGTCAGGTAAACGAGTATTTCCCGCCGATTACTCCGAGGGACATGAAGCGTCGCCGCTGGCTGCTGTATTTACATGCCGGTCGGTACATTGAGGGCGCTCGTGACGGTAACGCCAAGTTGGCGTGGGGGTTGTATTTAGAAAGGGTAGACATTGGAAAGCGGAATTTTTCGTAACCGCCTGCCGGTTGACGATAACTTTACGATTGTTCCTAACGCGTGGTTGAGGAACACTGGCCTGTCGGTCAACGCCAACTTTTTGTTGGTGTATTTGCTGTCGCATGAGATCGGTTATGAGATTCGGGTGAGGCAGATCACTGCTGAGACTGGTCTTGGTGTGAAGGGTTTTAGGGCTGCGTTGAAGGAATTGGAGACTGGTGAGTGGATACAGGTATTCAGGCCTAAAAACAGTGATGGGACGCTTGGTTGTTACCGTTACGAGTTGAATCCATCCAGAGACCCCTCGGGCACTGTGGCTCAAGCCACTGTGGAGCAAAGCACTGTGGCTGAGGGGTCACTCTTAAGAAGAAAACTAAGAGAAGACAAATATAGAGAAGATAACAAGAGAGCTACTAAGCTCCCTAGCGATTGGATTCCTTCTGAGAGGCTGTTGGAGATGTTCGATTCTAAGTGGCCTGACGTTGATCGGGACTTTGAGATTGAGCAGTTCCAAATGTATTGGTTGGGTACTGGTAAGGCGAAGCTTGATTGGGATATGACGTTTCAGGGTTGGATGGGACGTGTTCAGAAAAAGTCTGCGGGTGCTGGGTCTTCTGCTGCCAGGTTGAGGGCTGAAGCGCTTGCTGAGATGGGAAAGGAAAACAATGAATAAGTCTGAAATAAAGTTGTTGTTGGCTGATGTGGCTGCGATTGATAACCGTCGGGTTACTGAGGAGACGGTGAACGCGTGGTCTGGTGTGTTGGGTCATTTGTCGTTGCCTGTTGCGCAACGCGCACTGATCATGGCACGCCAAGATGAGAAGGTTGAGTATTTGGAACCGAGGCACATTATTTCTCGGGCTCGTGACGCACGTATGGCGATTGACCGCAGCGTAGAGGATAGGTCTGAGGAGGCTTCTTGGCGGTCCGGCCCGGAACCTATCTGTGTGACCCATAACAGCCGGATTACCAAATGTGATAAGTGTTGCGCGTTGTTGGCTCAGCACACTGAGTCGATGAGCATTGAGGCTCGCCACAGGTGGGCTATGCAAAACATCGGTTATGTGACGGTTTAGGCCTACAATGGGTCGGTGGCTTGGATTGAGTGTGAACGTTGTGGTTTCCGTTGGGACTCAGCCACCTCGAACCGTAACAACAGAAAATGTCAGTCGTGTCGTGCCACAAGGGCAAGAACGGTAAATAGTAATCTTGGTAAATGTCATCCTTGGCATAACGATTTTGCTGAGGATGAGATAACCCCGGTTGATGAGGATGGTATTCCGGTATTGACTGGGGTTAGGAAATGCGGTAAACAGGATTGTGTTAATCCTGAACATGTAGAAAGGGAAATGTAATGGCTGTAGATGTGAAGTTCGAAGGTTATGTAAACGGTATCCGCCAGTTTGAGTGGGGTGTTGTTTACGATGTTGCTCACAACCAGATGTTGAAGGACGATCAGGGCGAGTGGAAGGTTGATGGCAAGGACTACTTTTCGGTTACTGGCCCTTCCGGTTTCGCTGAAGGTGACAGGGTTGCCGTTGTTGGCCGTTTGAAGACGAAGCTGTTTGATAAGAAGGATGGCAGCAAGGGTGTCAGCTTGAACGTTCGCGCAAGCGAAATGTCTAAGGTTGAACGCCGTGGCGGTAGCCCGCAGGACACTCAGCAAGCGCTTGAGGGTGTCTTTGGTGCCGTGAAGAGTATCGACGACGAAGCACCGTTCTAAACTAGAATGTGGAACTTTTCTTCGAGGTTTACGGCATTGCCGCACCGCAGGGTTCAAAGAAGTCGATTGGGAATGGTCGCTTCATTGAGGCCTCTAAAAAACTTCCGGCTTGGCGTAAAAGGGTCAAAGAGGCGGCTGCCGATGCTGTCGCTTCTGCGAACTGGGTTACGCTTTCTGGCCCTACGGAACTCAGTGTCGTTTTTTTCTTACCTCGCCCGAAATCCGTTACCGCAACTAGAAGGCCACTTCCCACGGTCCCGCCCGACATCGACAAACTGGTTAGAGGCGTCTTTGACTCTTGCACAGATGCGGGAGTCTGGGATGACGACTCGTTAGTGTGCAAGATCAGCGCACATAAAATGTATGACGATGCTCGGGAACCTGGGGCTTCCATTACGGTTCGTTCTCTATTAGACTTGGGCGTGTCGCTACCTGGCGTAGCAGACAATCTTGTTTAGCGTTACGTTTGGAAAGGGAAACAAATGCTTGAAGATTTGACACCACCGGTCAAGGTTTTTCCTTGCAAGGTGCGAGAAGTTACTCAAACGTTAGAAGAATCTGACGGTGCGATCTTTATGAAAGCAATCAGCGATGTTGCTGCTTGGTCGAACAATGGTCTTGCTTCTGAGCTAAACAAGCGCGGTGTTTACATTAGTGAGAAGTCGATTAGGAAGCACCGCAGGAAAGAGTGTTCTTGTGCTTGATGACTTGCAACCAGCAAGAAAGGTAGAAGCGCCTTCTGGGTTCCGTCCAGCTATCGAATTTGACGGCAACGAGGGTCTTGCTACTACGGAGGGTCTATCCGATCTTCCAAACTTTAGTGACTTTCTTGCGGACAGGGGTTACTCTCCTGACGAGTATGAGATCGTAGGGTCGCCTCGTACTTCGCAGTGGCAACGGTGGGACGGGGAGTGGTTAACCTCGTATCGTTTTCACTTCCGCAAGAAGGTCACTGATGTTGACTTGCCCACGTTGTATGCGGAGGCCAAGAAGTTCAAGAAGGGTAAACCGCCTGTCAAGAAGAAGGCGACAAAGACTTACGTTATCTGCCCGGCTGATTTCCAGATCGGTAAGGGCGGGTCTCGCGGCGGACACTTGGAGTCTATTCAGCGCATCCATGAAGCTTATGCGCGCGTGGAAGAGAAGCTGAAGGTCGGCAACTACGATCACATTGTGATCTTGGACATGGGCGACATTGTGGAAGGCGTCAACAACAAGGCCGACATGGATCAGTTGATTACGAACACGTTGAGCCCGATGCAGCAAACAGATGTTGCGGCTGCGTTGATTTGGGATTTGTTGAAGATGGCGTCTAAGTACGCCCCCCTGACTTACGGTTCGGTTGCTTCGAACCATTGCCAGTTCCGTGTGAACAAGGCGGCGGTTGGTAGGCCGGGCACGGACGACTGGGGCATTGTTATTCTTCAGCAGTTGCGTCGCCTCGCCACAGAGGTTGGCTTGCCTGTAGAGCGTTGGCTTGTTCCACACGCCCACGATGAAGGGTTCGCCTTTGACGTGTTCGATGACGGGTCACACATTATCGGAGCCATTCACGGGCACCAGGTTGCCAGACCAGACTCTTTTCAAAGCTTCTGGACCAAAGCAGTGTTTAACAACACCTACCTGGCAGCAGCAAACCTTATGGTCTCAGGTCACTTCCACCACCACAGGGTCGAACAGTTCTCCGGCAGCGAGGGTAGGGAACGCTGGTGGGTTCAAGCGTCCACAATGGACAACGGTTCTGACTGGTTCACCCGCATGAACGGGGGAGGCGGGGACTCAACCCCGGCAATCACATGCTTCGAACTAGAAAAAGGTGTGCCGTTCCGGGGCAAGGTTGATCTGCTGTAACTCGCCGGCCGTGTTGCTTGATTTTAGATAGCAAACGGTGTTTACTATGACTAACACGTCACAAGGTTTATTTGGAGGGGAAATGACCAGAGAACAAGAACTGTTGCAGGTAGCGAGTAACTATTCGCAGAAGCTTGGCAGCATAAAGACTAACCCGCCGGTTGAGAAGCGTTACAGTAACGATTCGCGGGATCGCATTGCTACTTCTATGAGGACTTACTACAAGCAGGTTTCGGCATTGTTGGTGTCGGAAGGTAAAAACTGAAACAGTCTTCCATGAGATTGTCTTCCTTGAAATACAACTAAATAACGGTCAACAAAAAAAGGGGGGGGTCTCGCCCATGCGAGGCTCCTCTTTTTTGTGTCTTGGGGCGCGTTCTGGGTTCGACTGTTTGTAAAGCCCTTCACGGGAGCAGGCAGGAGCAGAGTTCGATTCTCTGCGCGTCCACAACATTCGGTAAAAAAAACATTCGGTCAGAAAAAATCTGTGGGGAAAACAAAATTTGGCAAGTTTTTGAGTTTGCTGGGTAAACTCTTGATATGAGTAACTTTCGGCAGCCTTGTCTGGATTGTGGTCTTTTGACCCGTAATGGTTCTCGCTGCCCTGAACATCAGCAGTCGCGTGATCGTTACGTGGATATGGCCAAGGCGGCCCGGAAACGGGTGACTGGGCAATACTCTGGGGATTACCGCAAGCGCGCTAAGGCCGTGCGGGACTCAGCAAATGTGTGCTGGTTGTGTGGTGGCGGTGCACGCCCCAACGATCCTTGGCAGGCCGACCACGTTATTCCTGGTAATGCTGACTCTCCGTTGGCTCCGGCTCACCGCTCTTGTAACGCCGCTCGGGGCAACAAAGTTTAGTTTCATTCGGCTCGGCTTAATTCGGTTAAGAAGGCTCTTAGGCTGGCACAGATTTGGGCAGTCTGTGAGTTTTGTCGAACATTTGTTCGAATAAGCGGCGTTTGATAACGGTTTGGTAAACAAAGGCCGCTGATCCTTGACACGCGTGTTGCGGGCGCTTACCGTGTGTGTTATCCGCGCTAGACGCGGGCACGAAAGGAAAAACAAATGACAATCGAAGATGAAAAAAAGGCGCAGCGGATCACGGTAACGTTTACGCAGAATGACGCCGACTGGCTGGCCGATTACCTCGGCGGAATGTGGGAAGTGTCCTACAGCGGCATAGACGAACTGGATTATTTTCTGCCTATGCTGACCACCTATAAGGCGCTGATCAACGCTGGCGCTGCCCCGTACAAAAATGAGCCGGTGAAGGCGGTGAGTGAGTAATGACTTACCGACTCAGCGTGCGGCTTATCGCTAATGAAGTATTTACTTCGGAAGAAAAAGCCCGTGATTTTGCGCATAAATGGTTAGATCGGCTTGCCGATCGTGATGAGCCCTATACGTGGGATAGTTGCGATTGGCAAATTTTAAGCGAGGCGGGCGAATAATGAGTTACGCTAACCCGCTTGACACGCGCATTGTTCAAGTTGTTTTAGACGATTTGGAAGATAACAATGCTCACGCTATGTGCGATCTTTTGGCGTACTCTTACGGGTTGCCGTGGAGTGTGCCACAGGAAGTAGCGCGCGAAGCCTACGAACTAGCCAAAAACTATTTGATTGACTATCGCCTAAATGGGGCTCGCAGCGCTATTGTGCCTTGTCCTAAGCACGAAGGCGCGTTCGACTGTACGCCTTTTTGCGAAGTGTGTGAGGGCAATCAGGAAGTTACGGTGACAGCGTGACGGTTTGGCGTATTGACTACACGTATGTGTGTTGGAAGTGTCCTACACGCCACGAGTCAAGTTACACGGTGAACGCCCGGAATATGGTGGTCGCGTTTGACTCTTGGCTTAGCGATCTTAGGGGCGACTTTGGTGGCACTTGGAATTATGAACCCGTAGTAACAACAATCAGAAAGGAAACACAATGAAGAAATATGAAGTAACCGGATACCTACAAATACCTGTTTTTGTGACTGTGGAAGCCGATAACGCGGCGGAAGCGTTGGAGAAGGGTAGTAATGAAATAGAACTGGGCTTTGGCGTACAAGGCGACCAGTATTGGCAGGATGACTACTTTGTTTGGGATATCGAAGCGGATCGCCCTGCCGACAATGAAATCGATTACAACCTAGTAAGGGAAACAAAATGAAAGATGTAGTAGTTATCGAAGGTGAAGATTACAAATGGTTCTATGATTTCCTGTTTCGTATTAGTTTCGACAATGAAGCGCCTAACGGGGACGACCACGACCGTATTGCCGGGCTTATCCAACGAAACTCGTGCTGCCAGCGGTGTGAGGATAACTGGAACGCGCAGGCACTTGAAGACGCCGGTTATGAAAAGAAGGGGGGGGTCAATGTTTAGGCCCGAAATGTTTGCGAAACCCGAATATGAGACGGTGGAAGATGGCTCGCCGGAAGCGTGGCGGGTTACTCTCACTAACTTTGGTAAGGGTTTGGTGTGGGTCGCGTGGATAACCGTGGGCCTTGTGGCCGCGTGTTTCTACTTTATTTGGATCGTTATTGCTAGCACCTTCAAGATTGGAAACTCATAATGGGTATGGTGACAGACTTTATCAAGTCGCTACTGGAACAAACACCGGCTTACACGCCGGAAGAAAGCCGTA